GATTCTTCTTCTGTTAATACAAATTTACTTTTCATACTATATTTTCTTAATAAATATAAGGAAAATAAAAAAAGGTGAGATTTCTCTCACCTTAATTTTAGGTCCGACATTGAATGTCGTTTACTCCACCACTTTGTTTTGATAGAACAAAGAAACTATAATCTTACCATCCAAAGTTTAACTTTACGACTTGAGTTAAATATATCAAAAAAATCCAACCCGTCAACCTTTCCTGAAACAATATTATAATTAAATAAACTTCCACCAATATTACCCCAAGCCGTATCATACAGACTTAATTTATACGTAGTTGGAGTTACACCTAAATTATACTTACTCGGGTACCCGTTGAATGTGTAGTCACTCGTGTTAATGAATACCAAAGTGTCTGATCGGTCTTCATACATCATATCTGTATTAAGAACTTTTGTGATCACCCAAGTCTGTCCTGCTAACGATAGTGTACTATCCACCAACGTAGGATTGGTAATAATTGGTTGTGGTGTAATCGGTTCTTGCGGTACGAGCTCTTGTTTACTACAAGAACTTAAAAAAAGAACACTCGTCAAAATACTTACAAATACTTTCATCATACTAAACTTTCAATTTTGTTTCTAACTTGTTCACTAACACTAATCTCACTGACATTCGTCAAGATTACCGACTCTTTCAATATCTTATGTGGAATGTGTACCAAGAAGGTATTACCGTCAAAGTAAGAAAGGTCCTCACCAACGTTCAAAGCCCCATCTACCATTTTCAAAAAAATCTTGAATTGGATTGGGTCAACGAAAGACTCGGTAAGTAAGTTACCAAATTTCTCATTCATAATTCTAATGGTGTGGTTGAAGGTTGTCTTGATCATCTGTGATTTATTTCTACAAATATAGTAAATCTTTTGAAATCAAAAAACTATTTGAGGATTTTTTTCAAAATATCGTATAATTCTTTTGTGTTCTTTTGTTTCGGTATGTCCTTACTCTCAAAGTATTTGCAAGTGGTGTGTTCCTTACCGTGACTTGCCTTCTCTAACTCTGCTTCTTTTTTATCTTTTGTTTCTTGTAAAAAAACAAACATCATTCCTGTTTTTAACCCATCTTCGTTTTTAGTATCAATCATACCAACTAAATCAAGATCTGTGGTAAGTTCAATATTTGTTTCCTCATGGACTTCTCTGATTGCGGCCTGACCTGGTGATTCACCATTTTCAATACCACCACCCGGTATAGACCAATTGTTTGGTAATGACTCTTCAGGTGATCGTTTACATAATAAAACCTCATCACCATGTTTAATTATTACACCAGCACTCTTTCTAAACTTTCTCATAGATATTTATAAATATGAAAGTAAAAATAAATGATAACTTTTTTAATGTTAAAACTGTTTTAACAACCAAAGACATTCAAAATGGTATGATGGGCAAAAAGTTTGACGGAACTTTTGATGGTATGTTATTTTTAATGAAAAATGAACCACACTCCTTTTGGATGAAAAATTGTGTAGTTCATTTGGATATCGTTTTTATTGATGGTGATCAGATTACAAAAATCCATCACAACTGTAAACCCTGTCACTCAGATAAATGTGAGAATTATGAGGGTAATGGTGATATGATCTTAGAATTACCAGGTGGTGATTGTAGAAAATACAATATTAAAGAGGGTGATGTTATTGATATTGTATCTTAACTTGTTTTTTCTCATCAACAAACGCTTGTACTCTACCTCTTGCAACGTCAGCATAATTTGGTGAAAGTTCTATTCCTAACCAACGTCTGTCTAATATCTCCGCAGCCACCAAACTAGTTCCTGATCCTGCGAATGGATCTAACACTACATCGTTCTTGTAGGACAATATCTTAATCGCCTTTGTTGGGATGTCCATTGAGAAGGTCGCCTTGGTGAGTGATTTAGTATCTGCAAAGTAATTCCACTGACCAAACACAAGTTCCATAAATTCTTTCTTATCATTCTCGTCATAGACCATTTTGTTCCTTTTAGAACCATCTTCATTCTCAATTTCAGTTAATTCGCCAGTCCATTGTGGTTGACCTTTGATTTTTTTGATGTGTTGTTTTTTGTATGCCAATATAACACATTCTTTTGGGTTATAGATATAAGGCGAACTTGGACTCATCCAAGAACCCCAAGCTGTTGTCTTACTTCTATGTGGTGACTGCTCTTCCAAATCCACAATACCAAAGAAACCAAAACCAATTTCTTTCATAATCTGCCACATCTCTGAGACAAAAAAGATACGACCACCTTTTTTCTGTCTATTAATTTCATAGGGAATATTCAATGAGATTCTACCATCATCTTTTAATAATCTATATGCCTCTGATAACCAAGATTTTGCAAACTTAACATATTCATTAAATTCAACATCATCCTCGTGAACATCGTAAGCAATCCCAACACCATATGGAGGTGACGTGACAATTAGATCAACACTACCCTCCGGTAATGTCTTCATTACCTCAATACAATCTCCGTTAATTATTTTTCCTGTTTCTATCATTTTTTAAATTCCTGCTGTTAAATGGTAATAGTATCCTTTACTGGATGTATCGCCAAATGATTTATATATATTGTAATCTTTTTCGTCATATAAGATTCCACTCACAACTTCCACACGACAACCGATGTCATCCACTTTGAATCTTAATTTGTCAATATCAAACTCTTCCTCTAAAGGAATGTCGTAAACGATGTGTTCTCCTTTACAATAATCCTCAATGATAAGGTATGCGACCTCACCACAATATTGTTCTTCGTAATCGGTTATATCGCTATCAAGATCTTCACTCTGATAAACAACATTACCTTCTTCATCTTCAACTCTTACAAAGAATGCATCAGGGTATACACCCATAATTGATTCGTTTGGTGCGTCAAAAAAAGTATCAACACCTAAGATCTCACATATTTGATCGTAATCTAACTCATCTTGCTCAACCCCACCATCTCGCAGAGTTTCGTATTGTTCTGTGTTTAATTGGAAGGGGTAAACCTCAGCACCTTTACCTCCTATTGTAATTTTATAGTATTTCATTTTGATATATAATTTACGATTAAACCTGTTATTAACACTATTATTAATACTGACCCAAACCAAGCAAGTATTTTAAATGACTTATAGTTTCGTTCAATATGTTCTTTTGACCTACCTTGATTTTCATCTAAATCCCATTCTTTTTCCATAATTAAATAAAATTTGAAATTAATTGTGCCAATTTATAACCTGTAAACGCTCCAATTGCGGCGGAACCAGGAAGAACTATAAACTTACCTAACATTGTTTCATATTTCTTCCTATTCACAATATACGAAATTAGAATGTAATAAACAATATAGTTAATCAAAACTAAAAAGTCCAGTTCTTTTGCCGCAAATACAACAATTGAATTTCCAAGAAACCCCCACATAAAGTTAATGAGGGTTTCACGGATTAATTCGTTTGGTGTTGTGATTGCGTCCAATACGCTGATCTCTCTATCAAGACCTGTTTTTTTCTTCAAGTGTTCCGATGTGGTGTTGGAGGTACCAGAGTGCCTTTCTGAGGTCTTCAAGTTCCTTATCTTTTCCTTTTTTTCCTGCACGACTTATATATTTTACTGTATTTCCTAAACTAAATCCTAATTCCCAAGCATCAATTACTTTGATGGCTTCGTAAATGTTATTTTCTCCTCCATAATGGATAGGGTGATTTACTTGTTCTACTTTTGGTGTTGGGCACTGACAAGTTCCCGTTCCACCACATACACATTCTTTATCCATTATTCTTCTCTATATTCTTTTAGTAATTCTTCATTAGATATTGTCCCATATTTCTCACTAAGTCCATCCATATCAACATCTTTATTAATCATAGTTTTTGTATCATAAAGAAGTTGGGCAACATAAAGGGAATTAACAATCTCACGAATAATTTTGTATGGGTCAGCGTTTGATCCAGGTCTACGATCCTCAACATACCCTTTCCATTCTTTTGCAGTGTCCTGAGGAACTCTAATTGATGCTCCGCGATCAGACACACCCCAACTGAATTTATCAATTGATTGTGTTTCATATTCACCAGTCAAACGAAGGTTATTGTTTGACCCATAAGCCTTAATGTGATCTTCGTGTCTTGATTCAAATGCATTAAATAATGACATAAAGTATTCTTCGTTCCCATCAAATCTCATCATATCGGTTGAGAAGTTAGTATGAAGACCCGATCCATTCCATTCTCCGTGTGTAATTGGTTTTGGGTGAAGTTCAATATGGTAACCGTATTTCTCTGCGATCTTGAATAAGAAGTATCTTGTCACCCAAAGATCATCACCACCTTTTAATTTTCCTTGCGAGAATACTTGATATTCCCACTGACCCAACGCAACCTCAGCGTTTGTTCCAGTAATATTAATACCATAATTCAAACACATATTCAAATGTTCTTCCACAAATGGACGACCAATAACATTGTGACCTACACCACAGTAGTATTCACCTTGTCCTTTAAGGATGTTTCTTTTGTGTCCCAAAATGTTTCCATTCACTTCTTCACGAATGAAATATTCTTGTTCAAAACCAAACCAAAGATCTTCAAAACCTTCACCAATACTTGATCTCTTATTTGATTCGTGTGATGTTCCATCTGGATTCAACACCTCACATAAAACATATACGGGATCATTACCTTTCAAAAAATTAGGTGGAGCGTAATGTCTAACAGGTTTTAACAAACGATCAGAGTTTCCTGTCTGTGCCTGATTTGTTGATGACCCATCAAAATTCCACATTGGGAAATTTCCATCAAGGAAAGCATTCTTAACGGATTCATAATCAACAATCTTAACTTTACTTCTTAGGTTGGGTTCAGGTTTGTATCCGTCCAACCAAACATACTCCAATTTAATCTTCATTTCATTTTATTTATTATATTTATTATTTCTTCTTCGGTAAAACCTTCACCATACATCCGATAAACTTTGCGTGAAAAATCGTCGGTGCAGATAACCGCATCGGCGTTTAAATAGGTAAAGAGATTGTTGAGATTACGTAAAATATTTTCTTTCTTAAGTATTCTCTTATTAAAACTCATCTTATTCGGTTTCTTGGTTTTCTGTTTGAATTTTTGTTTGTGAGATAAGTCCGGCAATTCTACGTTTGAATAAGGGTAAAAGGGTTTCGTCTATTGGAAAAATTCCGTTTGATGACATCTGAAACACCGGACCCATTCGCTTGTCCTTACTTTCATACGTAGAAAATGTAGTAATAACTTTTGGGATCGTCAACTCACCTAAGTCATCAGAATAAATTAAATTTATATTCGTCATTCGTTGGGGGTTGGCTTTTGTTTCTTTTTTGATTAGATATTCCCAAACATGAGTTTTTTTGTTATCCGTTTCGGTATAAAAGAAATAACCTTTCGGGTGAAGAATGTTCTTCTTATTTCTTTTAAGTTTCATATCTAAAGAATCGAATACAATCGTCCATACTGATTTCGCGATGTTGAAGTATTCCATTATTCTTGGTGCTGAGAATGATAGGATGTCTCTGAACTCCATCATTTCTTCTGTGGTCATTTCCGGTAATGGTTTAACCTTAAGGTCTTTGACCATAATTTCATCGTCAATATTGTTTAACTTTTTATCAGTATAAACAATCTTTTTGTCCCTCATAAGAGCTTGGACATTCATTAAATGTAATGATAATTCTATGAACCCTGGATATAATTCTAAACGATCCAGTTTGTCACCCATTTTTTGAAAATAAGAAAGTAATTTGTATTCTTTATATTCTCTATCAATAGGTTTTTCAAACATCCAATCGGTGTTCATTAAAAATTCTATTTTCTTTTTCTTCGCCATCGTATAGTTGAAAAGTAGGGCAAAGGTGTTAACAAATAAAGTTTTAGTCTAATGGAATCACATAATACCATGTGTCATTTATATTCGCTTCAAATGCATCTTCACCACTTGACGATAATAATCGACCGTACCCATCACTATTTACCACCGTTTCTGTAACCTCCTCTAAATCAACAAACTCCATAAAGAATTTTTTATCAAAACCATAATGTTCAATAAAACCCATTATATCATTATCATATTCACTAGCCATAGACTCGGCAATATTTCTTACTGAATCTTCATCGTAATCACCTTCAGGATCGTCTTTAATTTCCTCTATAGTTTGGTCTAACCCATCAATTTTTGTTTCTATTACCTCTCGATCTTGATCGGATAAATTAACATCTTGTAATTTTTTATTCAGTCCTTGAATTGTTAATTCCATTTGTCTTACTTGTTGATATTGATTTCCGGATAATTCTTTTTCAACTTCATATCCTTCAGGATCTTCATATACCGTTTCTTCGTAGAAATCAATTAACCATTCTTTCCACTTATCATTATCAATACTATCTTCCCAAACCCAAGATGAAAACGCATTCATCCCAACGTCATCAACCAAATTTTCAACATATCTTAATGCCGCAATATCTAATTCATTATTAGTATAAACATCATAATAAGTTGGGATTAATGAATCACCACCTATCCACATATATTGTTTTCCGACACCATAACTTCCTTTTCCGTTTGGATAAATGAAATACTTATCTTCTTCATTTTCGCTACCATCATCATAGTTTATCCTATCAGGAATACCTTCTTCGTATAAATAATCATAAAGGGCTTCGGTTCTTTCAGATTCATCTTCACCATTCTCTACGTTCCATTCATTATCTCTTCTGTATTGTGCTAATTTGGAAAGTTTTTGGTTTTTTTCACTTTTCAATTTGTTAATATACATAGTAGAATTATGATTACTAACATGTCCATCTACGGTGATCCCGTCTAATGATGGGACGTTTGTATTTGAAATATCTAATCTACCTTTAACTCTGACAATACCGGTCAATGGTCCGACTTCCTTGAATTCTCTAAGATTTAAATCTCCATCAATAACAATACCCTTACCTTTAAATGGTTTTAACGCTGCAACTCTTGATGCAATTCCACCAACACTATCAAGTGTATCCAAATATTGATCGGGAGATATTGTAACGAGATTGTCGTCTTGTTCCAAAAGGAAATCTTTTATGAAGTTTTTTGTTGACATATGTTATAAATATTCAATAAAAAGAATTGATTATTCAATATTGTAGATTAATCTTATTTTATAAGATATTTATAAGTAAATAAACCAATTAAAATATTAAGTTATGGGCTGCGGATGCAAAAACAAACAACAGGCACAACAACCTCAACCTCAGACTCAACAAGGAGCAAACACTACACAGAATCAAACCAATGTTCAAGAGTCGGTTAAGAAAATTGTAAATAAATATTATAGAAGATAATATTTGCGTATCATCGAATAGAAGGTGTTCCATTTGGGACACCTTTTTTGTTTTTTAGATATTTATACGATATGAGTTTACAAAGGGCAAAGAATTTAGTGGATATATTTAACAATGGTGATTATTATGAGGATATTGAACCTTACTTCAATGATCATATCACTTTCTTTAAATTCATTAAAAAATATGGTCTTTTAGATGAAATTGATTTAGGTCAAATAAGTTATCGTGATTGGGATGATGATATTATCAACTATTTAGATGAAAATGGTGTTTTAAGTAACCTTAGTTATGAAGATGCTCCCCCAGAATTAAAAAATGTTCTTTTACTTCGTAAATTAAATGAAGACTATGAAGGTACAATTCTTTTTATCATAAATAATCTATTAACTGATGTTGAAATTAGAAATGGTGGTTTTTATTTATATTTAAGAGGTAGAGAGGAGTTAGCGAACTTTTATTGTGGGAGTAATAGACGAAGTAATGGTGTTAGGTATGTTGCCGAACAAGTATTCAGTGAGGATGGTTTAGATTATGATTTATATGATAGTAACACAAAACCTTACGAAACGGTAAC